GTCGTATACGCACAGGCGGGGCATATCAGACGACCAGATGAAAAAGATCATCAAATGAGCAAAGTAGCGGACGAATACGAAGAGATTGCCCGGCGGCTCAAAGAGCTTGAGGCCGATAACGCCATCAATTCGCCGCATTGCATCAACAGCTTAACGAATTAAAAATGGCCGGTAGACCAGTAGGCGCGCAGAACAAGGACAAGCCGTTCCGAGATGCGCTCAGGATGGAGTTGGCCGAGATCGGCGACGACCACAAGGCATTACGCCGGATAGCTCGTAACCTGATCAAACTAGCTGGCGGCGAATCCGAGATGCTGGACGGCGGCCTTGGCGCGATTAAAGAGATTGCTGACCGATTGGACGGCAAGCCCGCACAGGCGATAGTCGGCGGCGACGATGACGATAACCCGATCACGGTCACTTGGCTCAAATCGTAATCCCGTACACGCCTCGCCCGCAGTTTGTTCCGTACCATGACCGCACTCAGCGCTTTGCCAAGATCGTGGCGCATCGGCGGTTTGGCAAGACGGTTGGCTGCATCAACGACAAGATCAAAGCTGCCCTATCGAACACAAGGCAATACCCGCCACCGCGGTACGCGTATGTTGCCCCTACTTACACACAGGCGAAGGACATAGCCTGGGGGTATCTGAAACACTACAGCGCGCCCATACCGGGCATCAAGACCAGCGAATCCGAACTGTGGGTGGAATATCCGAATGGCGCGAGGATTCGGCTATACGGGGCAGACAATTACGATCGTATGCGAGGACTCTACCACGATGGAGTCACTATTGACGAGCCTGCCCAAATGGATCCGCGAGCATGGCCTGAAGTCATCCGACCAACACTTTCGGATTATTCGGGTTGGGGGACCTTTATCGGAACCCCCGCCGGCAGGGACTGGTTCTACAAAATAGACCTGAACGAGGACGGATCGCCGGCCGAGAACTTCTTTCGACTGACGCTCAAGGCCAGTGAAACCGGGATCATCAAGCCGGAAGAGCTGAAGAGCCTCCGGGTTGGGTTGACTGAAGAGCAATATGCTCAGGAGTTCGAGTGCTCGTTCGACGCGGCTGTGATCGGCGCTTATTACGGGAGGCTGATGGCTGCGGCTGAGGCTGACGGGCGCATTACCGGCGTTCCTTACGAGCCTACGGCACAGGTCTGGACGTCATGGGACTTGGGCATTCGCGATGCGACAGCAATATGGTTCGCGCAAGTCGTTGGTCGAGAGATCCACCTTATTGATTATTACGAAGCAACAGGGGCGGACCTCGGACACTACGTTCGGGAGCTTACAAACAAGCCCTACCTTTACGCGGGCCACATTGTACCGCATGACGCCCAAGCTCGGGAGTTGGGAACGGGTAAAAGCCGTTTGGAGGTTCTGGATAGCCTTGGGCTGAAGAACATCACGGTTGCCGCAATGCACCGTGTTGAGGATGGCATTAACGCAGTTCGCACGATTATCCCACGTTGCTGGTACGATCGAAAGAAATGCGCTCGCGGTATTGATGCGATGAAGCTCTACCGCGCTGAATATGACGACAAGCTGCAAGCCCTGAAACCGCGCCCGGTTCATGACTGGACCTCGCACGCTGCTGACTCAAAGCGAATCCTCGCGATGACACTGGACGGCTTAACCGGGATGAAAATCAACGTCGATGAACCTGATGACGACTGGATTGTTTAGCCAGTGACTGAGAAAATGGACGACGACAGGCTCAAGGCGCTGTTGTCCCAGGAGATCAGTTCATCCCTGACCTACGACAAGACGGAGCTTGCGCAGAAGCGCGCCAAGAACCTTGAATATCTCCGCGGCGAGATGAACGACACGCCGGCAATGGCTGGACGCTCGTCTGTCGTCTCGATGGATGTAGCGGACACGATTGGCTGGATGCTGCCGGGCATTATCCGGGTATTCACGGCTTCGGATCGGATTGCGCTCTATGAGCCTGAGCGTCCCGGTGATGAGGAATTTTCAGAGCAGGCGACCGATTACGCCAACTATGTCTTCCTGAAGGATAACCCCGGCTATCGGATCATGTGGGATGCCACCCATGATTCACTGACGCTCGGCAACGGCATCGTCAAGCATTGGTGGGACGACAAGGAGGAGTGCGAGTACACCGAGCATTCCGGCCTGACCGATGAGCAGATTGCAATCCTGCAGCAGGATCAGGAAGTCGAGATCGTTGCCCAGAAGAAGGGCGAGCCGCAGTTTATCCTCGTTCCCGGTCCTACCGGGCAATTGATGGAAATGCCGGTCGAGACCTATGACGTTAAGGTCAAGCGGGTCAAGCGATCCGGTCGCCTGCGGGTCGAGTGCATCGAGCCGGAGGATTTCCTGCTTAGTCGGGAGGCGACAACGATCGAGGGCGCGCGGTTTACGGCCCACCGGCAGGACGTAACGCGATCCGACCTGATCGAGATGGGCTTTGACCGGCAGGCGGTCATGGATCTTCCGGTCGATCGCTTCTCCTCGCTACAGCAGGAGAAGATATCACGGGACGAGGAAGCACAGTCGTTCTTCAACAACGTCGGCGACGAATCGATGCTCCAAGTGGAGCTGTTCGAGTGCTACGTGAAGGCGGACGTTGACGGGGACGGCGTTGCCGAGACTGTCAGGGCGTTCTACGCGGGCTCTGGCGCGAGTGGCGAGCTTCTGGACTGGGAAGTCTGGGAAGACGACGTGCCGTTCTCCGATATCCCGTGCGAGCCTGTCCCGCATCGTTGGGATGCGCGCTCGGTAGCGGACGACACCAGCGACATTCAGCGGGTGAAGACGGTTATTACCCGCCAGTTCCTCGACAATACGTACTGGGTCAACAACCCAATGACGTGGGCCGAAGAGGGCTCTGTCACCAATCCGGAGGCCCTGCGCAGTCCGCGCTTTGGTGGCACGGTTTGGGGCAAGAAGGGCTCGGTTACACCACCCACGCCGCTTCCTATTCCGTACATCGGCGACAAGGCTTTGTTGGCGCTGCAGCACTTCGACCAGGTGCGGGAAATGCGAACCGGAGTGTCGCGGTCAACAATGGCGCTCGACCCCGAGGCGCTTCAGAACCAGACCGCGACGGCCAGCCAGAACCAGAAGGATTCGGCTTACTCTCAGATTGAGCTGATCGCGCGCAACCAGGCTGAATTGGGCTGGAAGCGGGTATTCCGGCAAATCCTGAAGCTGATCGTAAAGCATCAGGACCGGCCGCGGACGATCAGACTTCGCGATCAATGGGTGGAGATGAACCCGAAGTCGTGGAATGCCAACATGGATGCCACGATCAACATCGGGCTAGGTACAGGTTCTCGCGATCGCGACATGGCGATGCTGAACCAGATCCTCAACGTCCAGATGGCGATGACCGATCGGCTGGCGCAGGGCGGGTTCTCAGCTCAGGCGCTTGAGATGGTGCCGAAGATCAACATGACCGCGACGAAACTTGCGGAAAGCGCTGGGATCAAGAACCCGGACCAGTTCTACCTCGACGTCAAACCTGAAATGCTCCAGCAGATGCAGCAGGAGGCTGCTAGCCGGCCCGACCCGGTGGCTGAGGCTGAGAAGCTGAAGGCCCAGACGCAGCTTACGATTGCCCAGCAGCAGGCCCAGATTGACGCTGCGATGAAGGACAAGGAACTTCAGGCCAAGGGCCAGGAGTTCATGGCGAAAGCCCAGATGGACGCGCAGGCGGACGAACGCAAGGCTCAGATTGAGGCCGTCCAGATGCAGGCCGACATTGAGGCGCAGAACCAGAAGACTCAGGCCGAAATGGTCAAGTCTCAGCAGCAGTTCGAGTTTGACAAGGAAATGGCGCTGCTGGAGTTCCAGCTTGAGCGCGAATTGAAGATGGCTGAACTTGAACTGAAGCGCGAATTGGCTCAGCAGCAGATGGCGCACCAAGCGGAGCAGCATCGCCAATCGATGGAAGCGGGCGCGTTCAAGGTGAGCGCCGACGCGCAGGCCCACGACCAGAAGATGAAGTTGACCGAGGCCGCGGCCAAGGAACAGAAAGAAAAGCCCGAGCCAAAGCCGGAACCCAAGCCTGAGAAGAAGGTCGAGCGCGACCCTATCAAGGACGTGGCGACTATTCTTGAAGCCGTTGCCAAGACGAACAAGCCGAAGAAGGTCGTTCGCGACAAGGACGGCAAAATCACGGGAATTGAATAATGCCTAAGTCAACATCGACATGCAATTCATTGCTGGCGCTTATTTTCAACGCCACGACCTGGAACCTGATTGCCGAGAACGATAGCACGTCGCCGGCGACCAACCTTTATTTGTCGCTGCACACGGCAAGCCCCGGTGTTGGCAACGACCAGACCACGAACGAGACAGCGTACACAAACTATGCCCGTATCGCTGTAGCCCGCACGACTGGCGGTTGGGACGTTCCGTCGAGCGGCGCAACGGCCAATGCTGCCTTGGCCCAGTTTGCGCAGTGTGGCGTCACGGGCGCTACAATCACCCATGTGGCGATCGGAACGGGATCGAGTGGCGCGGGTACGGTGCTTTACGCAGGCGCCCTGTCGTCTTCTCTGGCCGTTGCAAACGGTATTCAGCCGCAGTTTGCTGCTGGTTCTTTGGAAGCCCAAGAGACCTAGCC